AGCCCATCCAACGCTGTGTGGCCTGTGCGATGGCGTCCGCCAGGGTGGCGCCGGCGTAGAGGCCGTTTTGCACGTCGTCGGCAAAGTGGCGACCGTGGCGGCTGTCGAGAAAGGTGCGGACCGACTCGAGCGGCTGGCAGGTGGCGTCCGAGATGGCCGTCATGGCCAGTGGCCAGGCAGCTTCGGCCTGCTCGTTCATCGTGCCGTAAAAGCCCCACGACTCGTTCTGGGTAGCGGGGATCTGGGTGGTGGTGTTCATCTCTGGCTCCTGGTGGTTGATCGTTGCGACACCCGTAGTAACGCGCTTCGGGCGATGGAAGCCAAGCGCTTGTTCGATCTTTTTGCGCTTGGCTCGGGGTTCCTCATTCCATCGTGTCGGCACGCACCAGTTCCGCCTGGGCGCTGGCGATCAGATCCAGGCGCAGGTTCGGGGTGATGTTGCAGGCGAGCTCATTCAAGGTCCAATTCATCACATCGGCCTTGTCGCGCAGCGAGTCGGCTTCCTCGAACCGGCTGGTGTAGCGATCCAGTTCGCGCAGTGCGCGCTCCAGGGTGGATCGGGCCTGCGCCAGCGCCTCGCGGGCGCGGTGTTCGGCGTGCTGGGCTTGGAAATCGCGGGGGGTGTTCATGGTGTGCTCTCCTTTCGGTTGATTGTTGCGACACTTGTATGAACGCGCTGATCGCCATCGAAGCCAAGCGATTCACAGAGCATTTTTCGGTCACTGGTCGGCCAATGCGGCGAGGATGTGCAAGGCGCCGGGATCGCCCGCCAGCGCCCGGCGCAAGGTGCGGATGGCCTGATCGCGCGACACCTCCGGGCGACGGTTGTCGATCAGCCAGGCAATCGCGCCGGCCTGCTCGTCATCGGCGGCAGGCGTCGCTTCGGCAATGCCGACGTAGCGCCCGTAGCTGCCGCCGGAGGGATCGACAAACAGCGTCCGACGATTCGGTGCGCTGACAGACACCACGCGCCGACGCCCTGCTACGTGGCCGCCGAGCCCGGCCAGCCAGTCCCGATCCTGCAGCAGCGTGCTGGCGAAGGCGTCGTACTCAGCCTCGGTCAGTTCCTTGCGCCACGCGATCTCGATGGGCTCAAGAGTGGCACTGGGGTCGGCGTTGTGCAGCACTTCGTCGAGGCTGTAGGGCTTGCGGGCAAAGCGGGCACGAATCGGTGTGTGGTTGGGGGTTTGGCTGGCGGTGGTCATGGTGGCGTCCTTTCGGTGGAGAGTGGTGACAGCAGCATTCACGCGCTTGTCGCCAGGGAAGCCAAGCTCAATCTGCATCGTGGTCGGCATCGATGGCCTCGATGGCCAGCACCACATCGGCGATGCGGTCGGCCTCAAAGCCAAAGCCCCGATGGCGCAGCAGATGCTCGATGCTCGGATGCTTCATCCGGGCGATCTCCCGGCAGGCGGAGAGCAAGGCGTCCAAGCGCTCTGCCGGGATTGGGGCGTCTGGCGGCACGCTCACGCCGAGGCTTCCTCGGCGATGCGGTAGAGACGCTGGCCTGCACCCGGGGTGCCGGTGGGACCCTCGATTTTTTCGGAGACGATGGTCAGGCCCAGCTTCTTCTTGAGCGCCCCGGCGAAGGTCCCCCTGATCGTGTGGTGTTGCCAGCCCGTCGCCTCACTGATCTGCGCGATGGTGGCGCCCTCGGGGCGTTTGAGCATCTCGATCACCAGGGCCTGCTTGCTGTGCTCGCGGCCCCGCTTGGGGCTGAGTTCGGGCTGATCCTGCTGCCAGCTGGCCTCGGCGGCGGCGACCGCTGCTTCGAGTTCCGGATCGTCAGTCAGGGGCGGCGTGGATGACGTGGCGGCGCTTGTTACCGGCGGCAGCACATCTTCAGGCTGGGCCTCGCCTTTGATGATGGCGATGGCGGCGCGTGTGATGCGCCACTGGCCATCCGCCTGCTCGATCAGCCCACGCTGTGCGAGGCTGGCGATCATCTTCAGTTTGGCACCGCCCTTGAGGTCTAGCAGCGGTTCGATCAGGCCGCCGGCATCGCAATGCGCGCGGGTGATGAGGTCGAGTTGGCGTTCGGTGATCGGGGTGGTTTGTGCGGACATGGTCGTGCTCCTTGTGGGTGATGTGAAGTTCAGGCGGCTTGCTGGCTGGTCGGTTGATCAGCCGTTTTGGCAGCGGTGTTTTGTCCTGCGGCCAGACCCGCTTGGTAGGCAGCCATCAGGGCGCTCTTGACGCCCCAGACGCTGACGTCGTGGAAGTCCAGGCTGTCGCTATTGCGTGTGGCCAGGGTCTCGATGAAGAGGTGGTCCAGGGCTATCTGGGCGAGCAGCTTGTCGAGCTGCTGGGCGGTCTTGTTGGCGGTTTTGCGCATCGTGGTTCTCCTTGGCGGGTGTTGTTGCGGTGTCTGTATGAACGCGCTGTTCGGGATTGAAGCCAAGCGCCGGTTTGATCTTTCTGCGCCTGGCTGGCCGATGTGTTCAAGCGCCAATGCGGCGCTTGGCCAGTTCGATCTCGGCCGGCAGCCAAAGCGTGGCGATCTCTTCTTCCAGGGCCTGGCGCCGGCGTTCGGCGATCTCTTGCAAGGACGCGATCTGCGCGAGCAAGGCCAGCAGGTCATTGCGCTGGCGCAGGATGGGACTGCCCACTTCGGGCAGTCGCTCGATCCAGTTCAGGGTGGGGTCGGTGGTGTTCATGGCGTTCTCCGTTGGCGTTGATGACATTCGTATGAACGCGCTGTTGCCGATTGAAGCCAAGCGTTCGGTCCATCAATTTCGCATCGGAGTTGCTTGTGTTCGACACTGCTGAATCGGCGGTCGAATCCGCTTGGAAACGGGGCCTGGCCCCTGACCCCATCCTCACCGTCGATGACTGGGCCAACCGCCACCGGATGCTCTCGTCGGTGGCCTCCGCTGAGCCTGGGCGCTGGTCGACCAGCCGCACGCCGTATCTCAAGGCGGTGATGGAAACCCTGTCAGCGACCTCGCGCGTGGAGCGCGTGGTGCTGATGGCAGGGGCTCAAATCGGCAAGACCGAAGCGGGGCTGAACTGGCTGGGCTACGTCATCCACCACGCCCCGGGGCCGATGCTGCTGGTGCAGCCCACGGTGGAAGGCGCCAAGCGCGTCTCCAAGCAACGGGTCGATGCGCTGATCGAAGCCAGCCCCGAACTGGCCAGCCGGGTGAAGGACCCACGGTCACGCGACTCCGGCAACACCCAGCTGATGAAGGAATTCCCCGGTGGCGTGCTGATCATGACCGGCGCCAACTCGGCGGTGGGCCTGCGCTCGATGCCGGTGCGCTACCTGTTTCTCGATGAGGTCGACGGCTATCCGGGCGATGCCGATGGCGAAGGCGATCCGGTGGCGCTGGCCGTGCAGCGCGCCGCCACCTTCGTCAATCGCAAGGTCTATCTCTGCTCAACGCCGACCCTGAAGGGTTTCTCGCGCATCGAGGCGGCTTATCTGGAGTCAGATCAGCGGGTGTTCGAGGTGCCTTGCGATCACTGCAGTGTGCACAGCCAGATCCTCTGGCGTGACATCAAGTGGCCGACCGGCAAGATGAATGATGCCGCCTGGCACTGCCCGCACTGCGAAGGCGTCCATCCCGAGTACCGCAAACCGGCGCTGCTCGCTAATGGTCGATGGACGGCCAAAGCGGAGGGCGATGGCAAGACGGTAGGCTTCCATCTGTCGAGTCTCTACAGCCCGTGGCTCACCTGGGGCGAGATCGCCCAGGAACACCACGCGGCCAAGGACGACCCGGTCCGCTTGAAGGTCTGGGTGAACACCAAGCTGGCGGAGACCTGGGAAGACCGGGAGGGGGAGACCTTGGATGCCGAAGGCTTGATGGAACGCCGCGAACCCTATGGCCCGGCCATTCCTGCTGAGATCGCACTGCTCACCTGCGGCATCGACGTGCAGGACGACCGGCTGGAACTCGAAGTGGTCGGCTGGGGCCGGGACGAGGAGTCCTGGTCGGTGGACTACAAGGTGCTGTGGGGTGACCCGTCGGCACCAGACACCTGGTCGCAGCTCGACGCTTACCTCGGCAGTCGCTTCGAGCACGAGACGCTGGCCAATGGCCTGACCATCGAAGCCGCGTGTCTGGACACCGGTGGCCATCACACCCTGGCGGCCTACGCCTTCTGCAAGGGCCGGGAGAGGAAGCGCATCTGGGCGATCAAGGGTGGTGCAGGGAAACGTCCGATCTGGCCCAAGCGCCCGAGCAAGGCGAACAAGGGCAAGGTCAATCTATTCACCGTGGGAGTCGATGCGGCCAAGGAGGCGATCTACGCCCGGCTCAAGAAGGCCGAGGGTGGTCCGGGCTCGATGCACTTTCCGCTGGACCGCGACGCGCAGTATTTCGAGCAGCTGACCGCTGAGCGCATCCGTACCCGCTACGTGAAGGGCTTTCCGCAACGCTTCTGGTGGAAGCCCGATGGCCGGCGCAACGAAGCGCTGGACTGCCGGGTGTACGCCTATGCCGCGCTGCACGGCCTGCTGTCGATGGGCCTGAACCTGAACAAGCGGGTCGAGGCGCTGCCGCCGATGCCCACCAATCGCAAGCCAGCCAGCAACGTCACGCCCGTGGCGGCACCGATGACGGCCAGCCCTCGCCGGCGGCGGATGGCGATTTCTTCCAACTACCTCTGATACCGCCAGCCTCACGCTGGCTGGGAGTGCTGTCCATGACCCTCGAACAACTCAAGGCCCAGCGCGAGGCGCTGCAGGCTGCACGCTTCAATGGCGTGCTCACCGTGAAGGCTGGCGACAAGTGGGTCACCTACAAGTCGGATGCCGAACTGCAGTCGGCCCTGGGCGATCTGGATCGTGAGATCGCCAAGGCAGAAGGCCGCCCGCGTGCCCGACGCATCCGCACCTATGCCGGTAAGGGGTTGTGATGAGGGCCTTCCAAAACCTGCGCCGCAAGGTCGGCGCGATGATCGGTGGCTTCGAGGGCGGCTTGTCCGCCCGACGCCTCAAGACCTTCGCGGCCAGCCGTGCCCACGTCAACACCCTGATCCAGGCCGCCGGGGCCGACATGACTGCCC